CTTTACACTAGACGCCTCCTGTAATTGTGTTCGTGACCCTTGTCCCACGAACCAAGAGCTGTTTAACGGCGCGTGTGTAGGGGTATGCCCAACGGGGTCTACACGTAATGCTGCTGGCCAATGTATTGAGGACAATCAAGGCTGTCCTACGGGCCAAGAGAAAGTTAATGGCGCATGTGTGGATGTGTGTCCAGCGGACGCTGAGAGGAATGCTGCCGGAAACTGTGTGAAAAAAGCTACCTCACCAGTAGATTGTACCCTTGGTGGAACACGTACTGGCTGGAGTTGGGATGCAGGGCGGGGGGTGTGTGTAGAAGATACAGGGGTTACATGTACCCTTCCTTATAAGCTCAACACGAACACTCAGTTGTGTGAACTAGCCACTTGTGGTGTGACAGAAGTCCTTAACCAGACCACAGGAAACTGCGACAGGATAACTTGTCCTTTAGGTCAGTTGTTAAACCCTGAGACGGGCGAGTGTGTACTCGACAAGGCTTGCGCCACAGGCTTTTCGTGGAGCGAAACAGAAAGCAAATGCGTGGAGGATAGTTCTTCTTGTGGCACAGGCTACACGCGCAACGCCGTCACGGGCAACTGCGATAAGGATGATGCTTGTGGCGCAGGTAAAGTCTGGGACCCCATTGCGCTGGCGTGCGTCACAGACACAAGCTGCCCCACAGGCAAGCATTACGATACGGTTTTTGGTGGGTGTATAGACGATATAGTTGATACAGGCTGCCAACCGGGAATGCTATGGGATGACACCACTAAAGAATGCAAGCCTATTTTCCCCCAAGTGGATACCTACGCTGGCACAGGTGAAGACAGCGCCACGGGAGTAGCGGTATACCAGCCACTGGACGACAATACAGACACCTATCCGGGGCCAGTTACAACCACCGTTGATGGAGTTACTACCACTACCACCACCCCTGCTCTTGACACAGCATTTAGAGCAACGCCTGCACGGACCGAGGTTACTGAAGACGTTATGGGAACCGATCAACTGGTAGGCTTTGACTACACGCCTGCGGCTAAATTGCTCTCGGCCACCGGATCAGGATTTAGTTGGACACCTCCCTCAGTAACGAGCCGTCCTCGTTCGCTGATGGGTTCAACCCAGCTTGGTAAGTATACTCAAGCCCGTGCAGCACAAGACCTGCGACAGCTTACCGGCGGTAATCAAGTAAACTTTGACAGATACAAAGGACAGCTTGGAAATACAGGCAGTTACGGCGGAGGGCTCTCTCGGTCCCAGCTTTTTGCTCGGATGAGACAACAAGATGGACAGGAACGGCAAGCGGCGGCTGCGGCAAAAGCAGCAGCAGATGCAGCAGCGGCGGCACAAGAAGCAGCAGATGCAGAGGCTAACAATTGTACCGTGAACCAAAGATGGGATGCGGCCACCCAAATGTGTGTAAACAAGGCAAACACTACTTGGACGAGCAGTTACTCAGGATACGGCGGCAACAATAGCGGTGGCGCATACACCGACGAACTGGGAGGCTATGAAGCCCCAGATGACGACGAGTACTGGAATAGCGTAGGTTCAAGAAACTTAGGTCAAGCCGGAGGAGCACTCGTATTTGCTAGGGGCGGCCCTGTAAAAAAGTCTGAAGGGTTCGCGGAAGGCGGTTCTGCCTCTGCGGACCTTAAGCTACTAGACCCAACTGATCCTCTCTTTATCCACCAAGACCCTTCTTTTGTAGATCGAATTAACAATCCTCAGAATTACCCCGTAATTGAGAATCCTGATGGTTCTGTGTCCACGCATAGAATGGCAGCGGAAGTTGATGAACATGGAATTTATGGGTCTGCTGGTAACTGGTATGTATTTCCTACTATCCAGATGAAAGATGGGGTGTTAAAAGCTTACGAAGATAATCGTGAAGCCATGAAGAATGCTTTGGAAACAGGCAACTATCTTCAGGCTCCAAACAAAGAAGAGGCGTTGCGTTATGCCGAGGGGGCGTATAAGGAACGAACTCCGTTAGCCGATCCACGACCCCCTAGAGCCAAGGAAGGCGGTTCTGCCTCTGCGGACCTTAAAGCCCTTGACACTGTTGCTTCCAACGAGCTTGTTAGGCCCGGCGGCATTCCGTTTGTTGATACTATAGCCGATGTTGCCGCAGATACACTATCTGGAATGTTTGGCCCGATTGCTGCGTCAGCTATATCGTTGGGCGAACAGGTATTCACTGATAATACCGTTGAGGAAATGGCCGCAAACAGGGACGCTTACAATGAAGCCTTAAATTACACCCCTATAACGGAAGAAGGTCAGGCAGTTAGCGACTACGCTATGGGTAAGCTCGGCGAAGGAGTGACGTGGGGCCTAAACGCATACAATGAAAACAAGGACAGCCTTGGTCCGATCCCCAGCATGATTGACTACGGGATGGAGCAATACAACGAGCTTGATCCAGCGAACCAGTTTGCTCTAGCCAACGCGCTGACTGTAGGAGAAGTCTTGCCAATTGGCAAGGGTGTCTCTATGGCTAAGAAGGTAGGCAAAACACCAACGCAGTCAGCCAAGATGCTTGATGAAGTGGACGTGGCTAATGCGCCACGAACAGATTTAGATTTTTCCGCTAAAGTTGTTTCAAAGATGGAAGAGATAGCAACAAATCCGGCCGTGGCTAATGACCCCGTGGCTATGCGGTTTCTTCAGCAGATTATGGATGACCCTGATGCAGCTATCGCGCAATACGCGAAGATTGGAGAAACTAACGGCGGTAAAATAATAAACACTGACCTAGTAAGAGAATTAAGCCCCGATTACCTTGCCGACAGAACCCTAGCTTTTAACGTCCACCAGCCTGCAAGCGCTTTGTCAGAGCTAATGTTCAACAGGCGTGTGGCAGAAACAATGGGCGAAGAAGGGACTTGGATATTTACAGGCGGAGGACCTGCTTCAGGCAAGACCGCAGGCTTATCTAAAGAAATGGAAAGAGCTGCGGACCTAGTAATGGATGGGACTTTAGCTAAATTTGCTAAAAACGAGACAATGATTGAAAAAGCATTGGAGTCAGGGAAAGACATTCAAATAATCTACATTGACCGTGATCCGTTAAAAGCTCTGCCTTTAGCTTTAATGAGAGCCATGCAATCAGGACGCCCTGTGCCACTAGAAGAGTTTGCTAAAATGCACCGAGATGCGCGCGCGTCGATTGTACGATTTCACGAAAAGTATAAAGACAACCCTCTGGTAGATATTCAAATAATTGATAACCAAGGAAAAATGGGGAAGCAGTTTGAGACCACTATCGACAATCTTAGCGAAATGGACTATAATGAGACTCTGACCGAAGGCTTTAGGATGCTAGAAGAAGCTCGGCTTAGGCCAGAAAAGAAAGGAGATATAAATGGAGGAATTAATGAAGCGATCTACCAAGGGACGAAAGGTTCCTATGACCCCCCAGCAGCGCAAAGCCAGACAAGCAGAATTTCGCAGGGAAATGGGTCCAGAAACTCTAGCCAACAAACTAGCGTAGAAGGGGAAAGAGCAGCCGCACTTAGCATAACTGATCAGCAGCGTGCGACTTGGCGTGAGAATAACAAAGGCAATTTCAGGCGGCAGCAGACTCCTGAGCTATCCGAAGCCGCCGAAAAATTGGGCAGAGGTGAGATTTCCATTGCCGATTACACTAAAGAAGTACAACGATTACGTCCCATTGAGCCCCTCACCAGTGTCCCTAAAATATCTACGTTTAGAGAGATAGTGTCTGCTTTGAATAAAGACAAAGTAGAAAAGGGAATTATTGGGTTAGATAAAGAGATAGCGGACGGCACTCCAGTTGGATCAAGACTCGATATACCTGCTTACGACGCCTATGACACATGGGTAGTTTCCGTCCATAGTGGAACGGGAAGCAGTGGAAGCTCATTAGGCTATGGGAAAGTCGCGGTACTTGATAACGTCGTCTTTAACAGCAGCCCCGATGCGGCTTATAAAATTGCCACTGGGCAGAAAAACAAATCTACGTTTGCTAGAATGAATGGCAAGTGGCGGAATGTGGACCCAGAAGTAGCTAGAAAACAAGCCGAAGAATACCTAACCAATCCAGATTGGGTGCAAGTAGGAATGAACCCCTACAGGCATTCATTTTTTTATGACAAAGCTACCGGCCAGCCACTAGCCTCAGCAGACGAAGTAATCCAGATTGGGCCTTTGGTGCTTGCTCGTAACGCAAAAACCAGACCATTAGAGAGCCCTGAACACGCCCTAAACCCTAAGAAGCGCAAAGAAGGTGAACCTGAGTTCTTTAAGAAGGGCGGATCAATAGAACGTGTGTATAATGACCGCAGATACATATAGGACACTAATATGCCCATAGATAAGGTTGTGAATCTAGCTCCCGTAACCAACATCATTGAGGTGGAGGATGAGCTGGAGCCGGATATTGAAATCATCCTTGAAGAGGACGGCGGCGCGGTTGTAGAAATCAACCCAGAAGAGGAAGAGGTAGAGTTCCATAGCAATCTTGCGGAAGTCATTGAAGACAATGAGTTAGGGCTTATTTCGTCGGACCTTTTGGCATTATTTGAAGCAGACAAGACTTCCCGTGGCGAATGGGAAGAGATGTACTCTAAAGGATTAGAGCTGTTGGGGCTTAAGATCGAAAATCGAACACAGCCTTTTCGGGGCGCTGCCGGTGCAGTTCACCCCATGCTTACCGAAGCCATTGTGCAGTTTCAAGCGCAAGCGTTTAAAGAGTTGATGCCCGCTGGTGGCCCTGTTAGAACGCAGACACTAGGAAAAGAAACACTCGATAAAGTCCAACAAGCCTCTCGTGTGCAGGACTTTATGAATTATCAGATCACTACGGTGATGAAGGAATACACACCGGAATTTGACCAACTTCTCTTTTACACGGGCTACGGCGGCTCTACTTTCAAAAAAGTCTACTACGACGAGCAGCTTGGCCGCATGGTCAGCCGCTTAGTCCTTCCTGATGACCTTTACATCCCTTATAACGGCTCAAGTGTTATCTCCGAGTGTCCGCGAATTACGCAGCGGATTGCGATGGACACTAATGAATTTAAAAAGCGGGCCTTTGCAGGCGAATACCTTGATGTTGAGGTAGAGCCGCAGGACGACCCAACGGGCGGCAATCAGATTCGGGATGCTATCAATCGGGTAGTGGGCGTTTCTCAAAGTGGTGAGCCAGAAGAAATCTTTTTACTAGAATTTTGCGTGGATTTGAATCTTGATGGATTTGAAGACATGGACGAGTCTGAGAACGAGACGGGCATTAAGCTGCCCTATGTCGTTACGATTGCCGAAGCAAGCAGTAGAGTTGTTGGAATACGGCGCAACTGGCTAGAAGAAGATGAGCTTAAGAAAAGACGAGAATATTTTGTCCATTACGTGCTTGTCGAAGGGCCCGGAGCTTACGGATTAGGCTTTGTTCATCTTATTGGTGGCCTATCTAAGACGGCAACCGCAGCTTTGCGTCAACTTCTTGACGCTGGAACACTTAATAATCTTCCTGCTGGATTTAAAGCAAAAGGCGCGCGTATTGCCGACGATGACAAGCCCATTCAACCGGGCGAGTGGCGGGATATTGACGCAGGCGGCGCAGAATTGTCGGCATCTTTGATGCCATTACCCTATAAAGAGCCTTCGCAGACGCTTTATACCCTGATGGGCTTTGCCGTAGATGCCGGAAGGCGTCTTGCAAGCACAGCAGACATGCAAGTAGGCGATGGAAATCAGCAAGCAGCCGTGGGAACGACTATAGCGTTGCTTGAACGTGGCTCGATGGTCATGTCGGCTATCCATAAACGCCTGTATTACGCGCAAACACAAGAATTTGAGATGTTAGCGAAGGGTTTTGGGGAGTTTTTGCCTGACGAATACCCGTATGACGTGCCCGGAGCCTCTCGATCCATTAAAAAGTCAGACTTTGATCACATGGTCGCGGTTTTACCTCTTGCCGACCCTAATATCTTCTCAGCGGCTCAACGGATTACACTGGCGCAGACTCAGCTTGAACTGGCACAAAGCGCGCCACAGATGCACAACATGTATGAAGCCTATTATCGGGTTTATCAGGCTCTAAATGTGCGAGATATTGATGGAATTCTTAAAATTCAGACCAACCAGATGCCCAAAGACCCAGCAAGCGAGAACATTGAAGTGGCAGATGGCAAAGAACTTCAGGCTTTTGCCGGTCAGCAACACGACGCGCATATTTCTTCTCATTTAATGATGGGACTATCACCACTTATTCAAGCGAATCCGCTGGGTGCTTCGGAGCTACAGAAGCATATTATGCAGCACATACGCCTAAAAGCTGAAGAAGACACTGAAGCTACCTTGTTTGAGCAGTACGGAAGTGACCCCGACGCTATGGTTTCTGATCTGCAGCGTGAGGCTATGATAGCTATCAAAGTGGCCGAGTACATGATAGAGATGAAAGGTACGCAAACCGAGCTTTCAGGCGAAGGCACGGGGGAAGACCCTGTAATAGCGCTAAAAGCGCAAGAGTTACAGCAACGTGCGGCGAACGATCAAGCAGAGATTGCTCTGAAAGAGCAGGGAATCCAAGTTGATCAAGCAAGAATCGCGCAAAACGCTCAAGGTAATGAGGCACGGATTGAGTCACAACAACAAATTGCACAGTTGCGTGCGGATGTGGCACGTGAAAGAATCAATACGCCAAGTAAACTTTAGGAGATAAATATGGCACGCTCAATGGCTCGTGATAAAAAGGTTCTACGCAACCTAGATGATGAAATTTACCGTATTGCCCCTAAAACCTACGCCAAAGGCGCGGAAGGAAAGGACGCACGCGAAGAATATGGACGAATTAACCGCGAAAAGCGTTTTGAAAAGAACCAAATGAACAGAATGGCAACAGGCGGCGCGGTTAAAAGCAAGAAAATGAGAACTGTACAGGCTCGTGGTGGTGGCATAGCCAAAAGAGGCAACGGCCCCACGTATTTGTGTTAATGGAGAATAAGAATGCCTTTAAAACGGGGTTCTAGTCAAAAAACCATCTCAAGTAACATTAGAACAGAGATGCGGGCAGGAAAGCCTCGAAATCAAGCGATGGCGATTGCGCTCAGTACTGCCAAAAGAACTAAAAAACCTAAAAAAGCAGCCAAAGGTGGTTCAATTACCGCCAAAGGCTCTTCCAAAAAAAGCACAGGTGGCCGCACGGCTAAAAAGCCTGCTAGAATAGTAAAAAAACGTGATGGGAATAACCCAGTAAAGATTTATTAAGCAAGCCCCCAGACAGTGGCTATTAACCGTCTGCTCTCATGGAAAAACGACCATGCTAGAATTCGCTGAAAGCGTATTGAAAGACATTAGAAAATTACAGGCAGACTCCGAGGCCATTGTATTAAATGGCACATTGAAAGACATGGAGCGCTACCGTTTTCTTATGGGCCGTCTGGAAGGTATAAAGCTTGTGGATCAAATTATCCGAGATCGAGCGGGTAAACATTCAGAAGATTTTTAAACCCCAGAGAAACCCTATGAAAGTTGAAAAGAAACTAACTCCTCTTGAAGAGAAG